ATGTATATTTTTGATGTTTTTCTATTTGCTATACGGTTCAACAGTGTTTTTTCATAATTTTGTGGTAAATTATAAAAATACTGATATCTAAGTGATCTGTCTTGAAGTAACAAAGGAGGTATGGCGGAAATTTTGCCTAATTCATTTTCAAGTTGATTAATGTAGTATTGATTGTTATCTCCAGTAATACTAAATTTGTCAACAAAATCCACAGGATCCCAAGATTTTATGGTTTTGTAATAACTTACAATAATTTCATCAAATTGAAAATCTAAACTGAAGAAAAAATCATAACATCTAACTATATTTTCTTCAGTAAATTTAATTGCAAGTTTTTTGCCCGATGCCGACATATAAGCAGTATCTAAAGATTTATAAAATTTCTTGAAATTTTTGAAATTTTCTAGAATATAACTGCACTCTACTACAAGATGTATTTCCGCATCGCTATCTTTGTCTATATAAACTTTTTTTACGTCTACTAACTCTCTAAATGTTCTTGCATATTTTGGAGAGATTGTAAAGCCTTGAATTTCATTTTGAAAATTTGGTATTTTTTCCAGGTGTTTATTAAAAATTTTCAAAATTAAATTTGCTTGCCTTTTTGTAATATAAATTTCACTTTGACACGCTTTTAACAAACTTGTCAAAGTGGCAAAATCTCGTGCAGGCAAAATTTTACCAAAATTAGGTTCTGCTGACTGAACAATTTTTTCCAATAAATCATCAATATATAACATATAAATTATTTTAGTGTCAATAGATTAAAAAGTCAAGTAATTTTTCTTATGCTATAAATTATTTAAGATACTTTGCATGAAATTTGAGCAGATACACTCACCGCCAATAAATATTCGAGAGGATTTTTTAATGAATATTTTTATAACTGGCATAGCAGGTTTCCTTGGTAGTCATTTAGCAGATAAAATGATATCTCTTGGCCATACTGTACATGGGAACGATAATTTGATAGGCGGGTATTTGGATAATGTCAATACACAAGCTATTTTTCATAACGTAGATTGCCGTGATTTAGATGCCATGGTACAAATTACAAAAAACATGGATATTGTTATCCATACTGCGGCCACAGCACACGAAGGGTTAAGCGTTTTTAGTCCAAGTTTCATAACAAAAAATATTTTTGAAGCGAGTGTAAGTACTATTTCTGCCGCAGTTCAAAATAAAGTCAAACGGTTTGTGTTCTGCTCTAGCATGGCAAGATACGGTGACCAAACTGCTCCATTTTCTGAAGACATGCCTCCTAGGCCTGTTGATCCTTATGCTGTCGCAAAGGTAGCTTCTGAGCAAGTTTTACAAATTTTGTCAGAAACCCACGGCATGGAATGGAATATTGCAATACCTCATAATATCATAGGGCCAAGACAACGATTTGATGATCCGTTTAGAAATGTATTAAGCATAATGATCAATAGAAATCTTCAAAACAAGCCTGCAATCATTTATGGTGATGGAACACAGACTAGATGTTTTAGTTATGTTGATGATTGTATATTTTGTTTAGAAAAATTAGCATTAGATCCAGAATTGACAAGTCAAATTGTTAATATTGGTCCGGATGAAGGCACAATTACTATAAATGATCTTGCAAAAATTATCGCAGAAGAGTGTAACTTTGTAGGAGAGCCAATTTATACATTTGACAGACCAAGAGAAGTTAAACATGCAAGTTGTTCTGCTGATAAGGCAAGACAAATTTTAGGTTATGAGACAAAAACATCAGTCAAAACAGCAATTAAAGAAACTGCTGACTGGATTAGATCAAAAGGTCCTAAATTATTCAACTATGAGTTTCCATTAGAAATTATTAATGAAAAAACTCCTAAGACTTGGAAAGATCAATTATTATAAACTAGCATCTTCCATGCCGGCAACACGTAGTTTAACAATATTTGTCAGTTGCCATTGTTTCTGATCAAGTGCCTTAGTAATGCCCAACCATTTATTGCGTAGCAAGGCAAATTCGTTGATAATTTTTTCAAAGTCAACTACATCTGCCTCACCTTCCACAAATTTTTCACAATCTCTTGAACTTAGAGCACGTTGATAGTTTTCTAAGTACTTGCGAAAGTGTTGGCTTTTTAAACGGCGTAATTCAATGTTAAGATATTCTAAAATTGCTTCAATTTCTTGAAGCTGGCCAAATCTCTGTTCAACGATGCCGGGCATATTTGCCGCGGCTTTTTCAATATTTCCCGTTATACGGCATTCTTCTTTGGCGGCAGCTAACTCTGCTTTATAATACTCCACAGCATCGGGAATATGAGATATGTCTTTTGATATCCTAACGTACCAGCCCATTAAAAATCCAATTCTTTATACTCGTCGTCTTCCTCAGGTTCCTCATCGTCGCCTAAATAATACTCAACAGCTTGATCTAAGTACTCATCTACGCCTATAACACTTTTAAGTACTTTGTCGGGAACACCTAAATCTGCTAACAGGTCGACAAACCTTTCAGCGCATGTATCTAAACTCTTTTTTTCAATATAGTCAACAAAGTTTAACCAAATATCAGCAATTTGTGTTTCATTCAACATTTTCTACGGTCTCCTGGGGAATGATTTTATTATTAGACAGATGAAATTTTTCCATTATCATATCTAATTTATCATCTTTCCACTCTTTTCTGTAGAATTTGAATTCTTCTCCAGTTTCAGGATCTATATACTTGAGTCTATTGCCTTCTTGTTTAAGAAGACCTTCAGATTCCAACATGTCTACTAATCCGCTATAAGGATTCATACCAGTAGCATAAGGAATTTTGATCTGTACACTTTCAAATGGCTTAGCATAACGTGTTTTCATGATCTTACATGCGGCACGTATTCCATGTACCTCAGATGTTTTGTTACCATCTTCGTCTTCTTTTAATTTCAACTTCTTCATGGCAACCACAATAGAACTTGCGTAAATGAAGCCTTGTCCACCTGAAATTTTGTCATCTGGATCGAACATATCTTGGCTAGCGTATGTGTGATTTGTACATACCATGCCGACATTGTAATTACCAAACATGTTAACACAATTACGAACCAGCGCCGTAAGTGCTTTAGGCTTTCTACCCATATCACCTTTAAGATCTCCTGCTTCAAACTGATTAATATCGGTTGGAGTTAACAACATTCCTAACGAGTCAATAACAAATAAGACTTTTGGACGTTCTTCCATTGCCCTATATTCTTTCATAAACTCGTGAATTGTTTTAGCAACATCATCAATCATTGCCATGTTAAGTTTTAACAGTTTATCTTCACTAGTATCAACACCTAACGCCTTAAGCCATTCTTCGTCAAGAGCGTTTTCACTGTCTACTAGGATAACATAGATACCATCTTTCTGTGCATTGCGAATTAAGTTGCCAGAACAAATATAACTTTTGCCTGCACCGCTTTCCCCAGCAAACACAGTGACTTTGCCAAGAGGAACACCTTTATGGAAATCACCTGAAATAAGATAATTGAGAGTATAGTTGCCTGTACTAACCCAATCAGTTGGATCATTAAACCCAACACCTAAACCGTCAATACTTTTTGTTAATGTCTTTCTAAATTTTGATAAGTCAAATGCTTTAGTAGCCATATCAATTATCCAAATCCATAGTATTGTATTCTTTGATCAATGCGATCAATTCTTCTTCCGTATTGCAGACTGTCTTAGTGTTCTTCCAGTCTTCTTTTTTATCGCGACCACCAATTTCAACCATCCATGCGTTGTCGTAACGATTGATAGTGATTGATTCATTTACTTTTGCCCCCGGGGGACCTTATAGGAACTATACCGGGAGCTGTATTTTTTACTTTTGACGATTGCGAATCATTGCCAAGATATCTTGAGCACGTGAATCGCCACCTGCGCTTGCTTCAGCTTTTGGTGCTGTAACAGGTGTTGCCTTAGCTACTGGAGCAGGCTCGTCATCATAGTCATCACTTGCCGCTGGTGCTGATGATGCTTTAGGAGTTGATTTAACAGGATCGCCAGTGTTCTGACTCATGCCTGCTGGTTTATAGTATTGTCCCCAGCGAGAAACATCAAATGGCTCGCCGTCAACGCTTGCTTCAAACATCTCTTTGATAACTTTAAGTTCAACTTCACCTGGTTTCTTAGGTAAAAAGTCTGACAAGTTATACAAACCATGATCTTTAACAGCAGATTGCTCGTCGTCACGCAATGGTCTTGTTTTTCTGCTCCAAGTTGAAGTTGAGTAGTCAGCGTAACCGCCTTTGCTACCTTTCTTCATACGGAAATCAATACCGTTGACATAATCAGTTGGCAAATCTTCCAACTCTGGGTCAACTAGTGCCGCACGAATTAGCTCGTAAATTTGAGGACCAATAATGAATCGACGAATTGGATTCTCTGGTTTTTCAGTTTCTTTTAAACCGTCTTCAACAACAAATCCTTGGAAGATGTAACTGCGTTTCTTCCAATATTTACGACCCATATCTTCTAGTGCAGGGTCTTTAAACCAAGCACGTACCTCAGTCAAGATGGGGCAAGTTTCTCCATACATTTCCATGCATGGTACTTGTACGATTGTTTGCTTATTATCGGTTTCACCTTTGATGCCTGCAAACGGCAATTTGATCATTGCACGTTCAACCCAGAAAAAAGTGTTGTTTTCGTTACCGTCGGGTAGAAAGCGAAGTGTTGATTCGCTACCCTCTTTTAGATTCCAGAACGGATAAATTGAATTATCACCGCCTGTACGTTCTCCTGAACCTTTTGATTCAGATGCCTTAAGTTTTGCTCTAATTTCAGCCAAAGTTGCCATAATATTTCTCCTTTTAATATGCCTTTGTTTTTGCCTGTATGTTTTACTAGTTAATAAAACAAAAAGTGCATATACCCTGTAGTATACGCACTTTTATTTATATCTGCAAGTATTATTTTGCCTAAAAGCGATTTTTATTTGCCAAATGCAAGACTTCGAATTTGTTCCAGTTCTTCAGAATATGTTTCGTCCATTGGTACTGGTACTGGTACACCTTTTTCTCCTTTTTTCGGAGGATCTGATGTCCATACACCGTTTTTTATAGTACCGAGTGCCGGGTTCGGTTTCTCTCCAGGCTTTGGTGTTGGCTTTGCTTTTGCTGGTGCCGGTTTCTCTCCAGGCGTTGGTTTAACTGACCTAGGATCCGGCCTATTTAAAATACCATCATCGGGCTCATTAGGTGGCGGAATGTCTGGTTTGCCTTTATCTGGAGGATCTGATGTCCACACGCCGCCACGAATGCTACCTTCAGTTATGTCTTTAATTTTCATAATTATTTTCCGTAATTAATTAAACTAACAATACGGGCTAATGCAGGATCAGCTGTAAGCAGTTGTCCATCAGATTCAGCAGATTCTTTAGCAAAAGGCATTCCTCGTCCTGAGGCAATTTTTTGATCTTTAGGATCTTTAAAATAACTTACTGGAATTTGATTTGCACCAGGCATTCTAGATAAAATATATGGATCTTGTGGGTTTGCGCCGCCTAACCATTTTTGTTGGTCAGGTGTAAGTGCCGCAGGTGCCGCCGCAGGTGCCGCGGCCGGTTGTCCACCCTGACCTCCTCCTAAGCCTCTAGTTAATGCTTGTCCTTGTTGTTGTGCTGCCGCAAATGTTGCATCAGTGCCAAATTCCGAACCGGCTGCTGTTTGTTGCCCTGGTTGATTTTTTTGGATTGCAGCTAGAACATCTTTATTGGTTTGATCAACCGCCTGTTGGCCAGCATTTGGAGCTGCGGCACCTTGTTGAGCTTGTGTTACTGCTGTTGCAACTCCCGGAGCATTTCCTCCTAAACCATTTCCTTGTTGTTGTTGGCTAGCTCCCACAGCACCTGAGCCGCCACCTAAAGCACTAGTTTTATTAGTAGTGCTTGCATTGCCTTCACCGCCTGCTGCCGCAATGGCCTGACCCATATCAGTAGATTGCGCATTCATAGCAGATTGTTGAATAGGTGTTTGAGGTGTTACTTTTGCGCTGCCGTCGCCAGCCGCTGTTGCAGGTGCTGCCGCTGTTGCAGGTGCTGCCGCTGTTGCAGGTGCTGCCGCTGTTGCAGGTGCTGCCGCTGTTGCAGGTGCTGCCGCTGGCGCTTTTGCCGCAATCTTACTTAGATTATCTCCTGCTACTACTTTGTAGTCTGGGGCACCGTTAGGCATTTTTAATACTTGTCCTGGCTTAATCATATTAGGATTTGGGCCAATCGTTGATTTGTTTAAATCATAAATTGCCTTCCAGCCTGTGCTACCACCGCTAGGGCGGCCGCCTTGGCCAGCTGCTGGCGCTGCGGCTGCTGGAGCAGGTGTGCCTGGTGTGCCGTCGGGTTTAATTGGAGTTC